ACGATCACACCAGGACACGGGCGCAGACTCTCTCGGTCGAGTCTGGGCCGGCAGCCTGCGAACGATCACACCAGGACACGGGCGCAGACTCTCTCGGTCAAGTCTGGGCCGGCAGCCTGCGAACGATCACACCAGGACACGGGCGCAGACTCTCTCGGTCAAGTCCGGGCCGGCAGCCGCGGGGCGATCATTCCCCGCGGCTGCCACGTCCGGCCGATACTACCGATGGCAATGCACAACACCAACAAACCGAGAGACTTTCCGAAGCTTTACCCCATCGGCATGGTGGAGCATAAAACCGGACTGCACAGACTTCTCTACCCTATTCCGGCCGGATTTTCCGTGCAGGCCAACAACAACACCGCGCCCATCCATATCGGCCAGTCTGAGGTCATGACGATCGCCGTTGACAACTGGCAACGTGAAGTCTCGGCCGGCCGAGTCTGTGAATCGCACAAACTTCGGGAGAGCACCCCATAGGCCGCGGGAGGGAGCGTAGGCCGAATCGAAGGCGATCACGATATTCCGACCCGCTGCCACGATATCGGCCACGTCGGCCGTGGTAGTCTTTTCGTTGAATGAGTGGCAGAGTTGGTAGTTCTCGGGGAGTGTCGGCCGATGTTTCGGCAACGCCTTTGTATAGTCAAGAAAACAAGTGTCGGGAAACTCGCCGAAGACTTCGGAGAATAACCGCTCGTAAACGATATCGGTCGAGACATTCAACCGGACGGCCGGCCGGACGTGCAGACGATGGCAGAGTTTAGAGAAATTTTTCAACTCTCCGCGAAGCTTCGCGAAAAACAACTGCCGATACCAGTTGAAAAGAATCGCCCGACCGATCAGAGCCAGTCGAGTCGAGACTGTAACGTTCATTCCCGACCAGAATCCATTGCATGCGGCCGTGCAGCCATCTGTGCGCCATGCGCATAAATCCTTCCCAGAGTAGGCCGCGGGAGCCATTGCCAAACCGATGGCACGATATCGGCCAGCCCGACCGGGGAGTTTTCGGAGTTTAGAGTTAGCCGAGAGCAGTTTTCGACGTGCACGCCATTTTCCCGAAAACACTTTATCCCCGACCCGAAAGACAATACCGAAAACCGGGTATGCGTCGTCATATCCGACAACGTCCCAAGCCATTTGGTCTGTGGCCTGCCCCTGCCCGTAGGCCGCGGGGAATTTGTCGGCTAGTGTCGCCAATAACGCTCTCCGATCATTTTCGTATTGTGCTTGGATGGCAGCCGCGTCGGTGTTGGTGTTGGTGTTGGCAATGATATCGAGCATTGGAAAGACTCCGTTTTCTCTAGGGTAAAGCTTCGGCCGACACTCGGCCGGATGTGAAGATATTAGACTATCGGCTACCAACAAACAATAGGATAAAGAAATAGGCCGCGGAAATTGTTTGGACAGTTAGTTTGTTGAGAATGGCAGCCGCGGCCGACACTCCCGCGGCCGACACTCCCGCGGCCGACACTCCCGCGGCCGATGGGGGTACCCACGTTCAGTCTACCCCCCGAAGGGGGGTTCCCCGCCAGGGGGGTTTAGAGGGCAGACCGCATGTCCTAAGAAGAGCAACCGCGGACGAAACTGGCTCATTTGCGGAACGGCTGTTCGCCGTCCCGCAGCCCCCAGGTTTTTGCATCGGTTTGCGTGGCTCAATACGCGATCTGTAGGCTAGAAGCCTATGAAAGGCCGCCCCCCAACACCGAAACACATACTCGCTCTGCGGGGTTCCAAGCACGCCAAGGGGCGTGAGGAACTCGGCGCGGCTCCGTCTTCGCCGATCACCGCGCCCGAGTGGCTGAAGCCTCGAGCGCAGGAGATTTTCGGCCGGGTTGTAGCGTGGCTCGAGGGTATGGGCACCCTCGCTGAGAGCGACGAGCACGTCATCACCCGCTACGCCACGACATATGTCATGTGGGAGTATGCCAGCCAGCAACTCCAGGCGATGGATTCGTGCTATGTCGAGGTCTTAGCACCCGACGGGTCGATCCGCTTCTCGCGTCCAGTAGCTATGGCAATGCAGGCGAAGGAATGCGGCGAAGCTCTTCGTCACCTTGAGACTGTCTTGGGACTCACCCCCGGCGACCGCACCCGCCTCGGCTACGGAGCGGTGAAGGTGGTCGTCGATCCGATGGATGCGCTTCTCGCGAAACGTGGTTGATATCCGCGATTTCATCGGCCTGCTCCAGCACAGTCGAGGTGACTTTGCGGGGAAGCCTTTCGTCCTAGAGAAGTGGCAGGACGAGTATCTTGACAAGCTCTTCAATACGAAGAAGCCCGACGGCCTCCGGCAATATCGAACTTCGCTGCTAGCCTTGCCGAGAAAGAATGGTAAGTCGGCGATGGCGGCAGCCGTCGGATTATTCATGCTCTGCTGCGACGACATCGGGGCCGAGGTAATCGTCGCGGCCGGCGACCGCTCGCAGGCGGCTCTGTTACATACCGCGGCGAAGCAGTTCGTCGAGTCGTGCCCGTCGCTGGCGAAAAGGTGCAAGGTATACCGAAACAGCATCGTCCTGCCCGAGCGGAACGCGACGATGATCTGCATCTCAAGCGAAGCCGGCACCAAGCACGGCTACAACCCAAGCTGTGTGCTGGTCGATGAATACCACGTCTTCCCAGACCGTGAGCTAGTCGATGTCCTAGAAACGGGAACCGGCTCCAGAAGCCAGCCGCTGACCCTTTACATAACGACAGCCGGCACCGACATGATGGGGCCGTGTTACAAGGACTGGCAGCGGGCAGAGAAGATTCGCGACGGAGTGCTGGTAGACGAGTCGTTCCTGCCGTGCATCTACGCCGCCGCACCCGACGACGATCCGTTCATCGAAGAGACGTGGAAGAAGGCGAATCCGAACTACGGAATAACGCTAAAGCCAGAGTATTTTCAGCAGTTTTCGCAGAAGGCGAAGGATAGCCCAGCCGACGAGATCGTCTTCAAAACCCTACATCTAAATACTTGGCAAAAAAGTGAAACGAAGTGGATTCGCCACGGTGCCTGGGACGCCAATAACGGGCCGCTTCGGGAGACTGCCGGCCGCCCCTGCTGGTGCGGCGTTGACCTAGCAAGCACTTTCGACACGACAGCGTTCGTCGCCGTCTGGCCGATGGCCGAGCCGGATGGCACCCTTACCTATGACGTGCACGCCAAGTTTTTCATCCCCGAGGAGAACGCGCAGAAGCGTTCCAAGGAGGATAGAGTGCCATATCAAGCCTGGGCAGAGGCTGGATATGTTAAATTAACGGAAGGCGATGTGACGTGCTACGATACTGTGCGAGACTATATTCTCTCGTTTTGCGAGAAGAATGACGTTCGTGCTGTAGCCATAGACCGTTGGAACGCGGTTCATCTGACGACTCAGCTTGTCGGCGAAGGCATCGATGTAAAGCCTTTTGGACAAGGTTTTGCCAGCATGAGTTCGCCTTCTAAATTGCTTGAAACTGCGACCATCGGCAAACGCATCCGTCACGCCGGCAACCCGGTTCTCGCGTGGCAGATGTCGAATGTGCAGATCAAGATCGACGACGCGGCGAACATCAAACCGACAAAGAAGCACTCTCATTCGACGGCCCGTATCGACGGGGTTGTGGCCTTGATCATGGCTCTGGGCCTCGCCAGCGGCGAGAACCACGGCACTTCTGACGAACCCACCCTCATGGTGCTCTAGCCGTGGACAAGACCGACGAAGAAGTCTCCGATCTGATTGAGCTTCGAGATGGCTATTCCCGCATCTTCGAGGAAATCAAAGAGTCTCGTCGAACGGCGTCTGGCATTAATGTCTCGCCCGAGACGAGTCTGCAATGTGCGGCGGTCTTGGCGTGTGTGAGAGTCCTCGCCGAATCGTTGGCGTCGATGCCAATGAACGTCTACCGCAGGCTCCCCGGCGGCGGCAAAGAAATCGCCGAAGAGCAGCATCTGCACGAACTGCTGTGCCACCAGCCCAATTCTTGGATGACGGGGTTTGAGTTCAGGGAACTCCTTCAAAGCTGGCTTTTGCTCTGGGGTAATGCTTTTGCCTTGATCAAGAGCGGCCGGCAGGGCGGAGTGAGCGAGCTTATTCCTCTGCATCCATCGCGGATGGAGGTGAAGCGTCTCTCTAACGGCAAGCTTCGGTATTACTACACTGAGCCGACCACGCCGATGCAGCCGCAGGTTCATGTCACCGAGTACCGTCAAGATGAGATTTTTGCTCTTCGCTGGCTTTCGTCGGATGGAGTGACAGGCTTTGTACCGACTGCCCTGTCTCGAGACGCTATCGGGCTGGCGAGGGCCACCGAACTGCAATCTGGTGCATTTTTCGGCAACGGCGGGGTGCCTGGAACGTATATCGAGGTCGATCAGCCTCATAAGCCAGAGGTGCTCGCCCGCTTCAAAGAGCAGTGGAACGACGCTCACGCCGGCCCGAACAACGCCTATAAGACCGTCGTCATGCCGTTTGGCTTCCACCGGAAGCAGATCGAGCAACGGAACGACACGGCTATGCTCGTCGAGACCCGGCGCTACCAAGTCGAAGAGGTGGCACGATGCTACCGCGTACCCCCTCATTTGGTGGGTGACTTGAGTAATGTCCGTTTCAGTACGGTTGAGCAGTCTGCCATCGACTTCGTCACCTTCTCGCTTATCCCGTGGTGCCGCCGATGGGAATCGGCCTGCCGCCGCGATCTCGTCGTGGACGACAAGCAGTATTTCGTCCAGTTCGACACGAATGCCTTGATGGCCGGCGACTACGCCGCCCGCAGCCAGTTCATTCGCGAGATGGCGAACCTCGGCGCACTCGACGTGGACGAGATTCGCGCGCAGATTGGGTACAACCCGCTCCCCGACGGCCTCGGCAAGAAGCGGTTCGTGCAAGTCAATATGCAATTGCTGGATGCGTTCACGGTAGAGAACCCGAACGGGCAGAAGCCGCAGCCCGAGGGCGATCCTGCCCAGGCTACGAAGGAAACGACGAACGACGGCGAGGTCGAGCCGGCCAAGAACGACCCCGATGCGGAGCAGGAACCAGACGCCAGGATGACTGCCGGGGCCGAAGTGGTCTTCAAGACGACGCTTCGACGCCTCGCCGGGGTGGAAGCCGACGGCGTGCTCGAGCGCCGCAACAAGCCTGAGAAGATGGCCGCGTGGCTAGACACGATGGCTGCCCGCATTCGCGAAGAACTACGCGAGTCAGCCCAGGCCACTGGTAGAGACATTGATGAGTTCGCATCGAAATGGGCAGCCCGGTCGCGGGAACTCCTGCTGGAGTGCCACCGCAGCGGGTCGAAGTACGAAGTAGCCACCGAAGGATGGTGCGATAAGCACCTCTAAGCCATGCCACAACCACTTGAAGGCGTCGTCGAAGCTCTCCAGGCATCTCTTGCCCTGCATTGGTCGCAGGCAGAGATGTATGACCTCCAGGCGGTGCATCTGACCCGCTGGGGCTACCCCAAGCTCGGCAAAACGTGGGCGGCATACGCCAAGGACGAGCGGCATCACATTAAGAAACTCTCGCAGCGTCTTGAATTCTTCGACGTGCAGCCGGAGCCGGCCCATCAGCCGCCCGAAACGTGCCGGCACGACTTCGAGGAGGTGCTGGAAGACAATTACGAGGCCGATTTGCAAGCCGCAGAGGTCGAAAGGCAGGGATATCTGACGTGTAGCGCCGTCGGAGACAGCACTTCGGCCAAGCTTTTCGCCAAACTTCGCGCCGGAAGCGAGGAATCAATGGCAAATATCGAAGCAATTCGACAAGTAATTTCCGACATCGGCCTTGATAACTACCTCGCAGCACAGGTCTGACCATGCAAAATATCGGTGAAATCGAGCGCAGAACCATGCTTTCGGAGGCTCAGATCGAGCTTCGGGCCACCGAAAACGGCGATAAAAAGGCCGTAATTACGGGCTATGGGGCGGTATTTAACTCAGAAAGTCGCAACTTGGGTGGCTTTGTTGAGACGATTCACCCCGCCGCATTCGATGATGTTCTGTCGTCGAATCCCGACGTGATCGGCGTGTTCAACCACGACCGAAACCTACTGCTGGGGCGTACCACAAATGGTACACTGAAACTCAGCGCCGATGCCTACGGACTCCGTTACGAAATCACGCCGAACCCGAACACAAGCATCGGGAAAGACGTGATTTCTTGGATTTCTGATCGTACTGTCGTGGGCAGCAGTTTCGCGTTCGCGATTTCTAAGGACAAAGGCGACTCTTGGTCTACCGACGCCCGCGGAATGCGTCGTCGTGAGGTGCGAAACATCGCCCTGCTCGAGGATGTCGGCCCCGTAGCTCGGCCCGCGTATGACTCGTCAAGTGTCGTCGTCAGCCGGCGAGCCATTGAGCTTGCCCTCGGCGACATCAATCGTCCGAATCAGACGATGGCGAACGCTGCGAAGCGTGGACTAAAGCTCGCCGAACGAAACGACGGCGTCGATGGAGTGCTGGTCGGCATCGCCGAGCGGCTGGCCGCCCGAGAGATAGTCAGCATCGAAGAAGTCGCCTATCTCTCAAGCGTCTACGAACGCTGCTTGGCGGCGAAGACCATCGGCTGGTCGGGAACGCCCGCCTGGATCGAATGGCAACTGGCCGGCGGCGACACCGGGCAGAAGTGGGTGGCTCGTCGAGCCGCCTCAGACGAGGCCGAAGAGAAGGCCGAGCGTCTGATCCCGAACGAAGGTATGGCAGCCTCGGCCCGCCGCGGCCTCAAGCTTCACGAAGCCGGTCGCTCCGGCGACGGTCTGAAGCCCGAGACGGTCGCTCGAGCGCACAAGATCGCCGCCCGCGACGAACTGACGCCCGAGCACGTCCGCGAGATGCGGGCGTGGTTCGCACGGCACAAGGTTGATCGTCGCCCAGGCTGGGACGCGGCCGGCAAGGAGACTCCCGGTTTCGTCGCGTGGGAACTCTGGGGCGGCAACGCTGGGCAAGAGTGGAGTGAGTCGAAGGTCAAGATGATGGATAACGACAACGAGGCCGACGAGGCTCGCGAGGTCGCCGCCGTCGAAGTGCCCGCCGAGATCGTCGAAGAGGCGAAGCCAGTAGTCGTCGAATCGCCGAAGCAGGAACGCGGCGAAGACTTCGCGGGCAAGATCGCATCGCTCAAGGCGACAATTCTGCGGAACAGTTTGCACGGCAATAGTTAAGTTCGTTAGGCTACATAGATACACATTGCTTCGCGACGGAAGTCGCGAGGAGCAGTGCGAGCGACTTGAGGATTCAGGTCTGCGGCGCGCTAGCGGGAACACCCGCCAGCCGCCGCATTTCGCGTTTTGGCTGGCTCAACTAGGAGCAGAAGCCAAATGGCATCGAATCTCAAGCGTCTTCAGGATCGTGCCGCGGCCATCGCCGCGAGGATGACCGAACTGGCCGCCGTGGCCGAGCGTTCGGAAGATCAGACCGTCGAACTGCGGAAGCTCTCCGGCGAAGCCGACACCGTCAAGGCCGACCTTGACTTCGAGTCGATGATCGCTGCCAAGGAGAAGGAACTCCGCTCTGTCGTCGAGGTCGCCGCCCCGGCCGCTGTTGCCGCCCCGGCTCCTGAAGCCCCTAAGACCGAGATTCGTGCGGTCGGCATCCATCACACCCAGCTTCGTGCGTTCAACGACGGCCCCGAGGCTGTCGAGAGTGCCTACCGCTGCGGCCGATGGCTGCGTGCTCACGCTTTCAAGAACGCCGACGACATTCGTTGGTGCAAGGATCACGGCGTCGAGGCCCGCGCTCTCAACGAGGGCAGCAACTCGGCCGGTGGTGCACTTGTGCCAGAGGAGTTTGCCGCTCGCGTGATTCGTCTTGTCGAAAACTACGGCACGTTCAGTGCGTCGAACGTCGAGAAGGTCACGATGTCTCGCGACACGATGATCATCCCGAAGCGTATCACGGGCACCTCGGCCTACTTCGTGGGCGAAGGCACCGCAGTGACCGAGTCGGAGCCGACCTACGCCAACGTGCAGCTTATCGCGAAAAAGCTCGCGGTTGGCACCCGCATGTCCAGCGAAATCGTCGAAGACGCTCTTGTTTCGATTGCAGATGCAGTCGCAACTGAGTTCGCCACGTCGCTGGCTCTCAAGCAGGACATGTGCGGCTGGCTCGGTGACGGCACCAGCACTTACGGTGGAATTTACGGCGTGGTGCCGAAGATCAACGACGGCACTCACACGGCAGGCGTTCTCGGTGCGAGCACCGGGGCCACCGGCTTCGAGACGCTGACGATCACCGACTTCATCAAGACGATCGGCAAGATGCCGCTCTACGCCCGCCAGGGTGCCGAGTGGTACATCTCGCCGGCTGGCTTCGCCGCATCGATGGCTCGCCTCCGCTATGCGGCCGGCGGGAACACCGTCGAGCAACTTGGCAACGGCGTGAGCGAGACTTTCCTTGGATACAAGGTCAACCTCGTCCATGTAATGGACACCACGCTCGGTGCCGATGCCAGCAAGGTGAAGGTGCTGTTCGCGAACCTGGGTCTGTCAAGCATCTACGCTCGTCGCCGGGACTTCTCGGTCAAGCTCTACGATCAGGTCTACGCGACCACGGATCAACTTTTGCTCCAGGGTCTGAGTCGCTTCGACATTGTTCATCACTCCCTCGGCGACAACACGACCGCCGGCCCGGTGATTGCCCTCAAGACCGCGGCGTCGTGAGCCTAACCCAACCTCTTAGAAGGAGTATCTAGACCATGATTCATTCGCAGATGGAAAAGGTTGTCGCCGCCGTCCCAACGTCGGTTGGCACCAGCGCAGTGACCCTGACGATCGACACGATCGGTTGGGATCACACCAGCGTCTCTGTCCTTCGGGCCAGCAACGCTTCGACGGTGTTTGCCAGCGTGCTGAAGGTCGAAGAGTCCGACGACAATTCGACGTTCTCAAACGTCTCGGGCTTCCTCGGCGGCACCGACTTCACAATCCCGGCTGTCTCCGACACCTCGTCGGCTGCCATCGTGAAGCTTGACATCAACACGCAGTCGAAGAAGCGTTATCTGAAGGTCACCGCGACCCCGGCCGTGAGCGTGAACACCATCGTGACTGCCCGTCAGTCCCGTGGCGAGAACGCTCCTTCGACTGCTTCGGAAGCTGGCGTCATTGGTTGGGTTAAGGGCTGATTCCCGTATCTGCGGGACGGCCACGACGGCCGACAAAGGCGCAAGGATGCGCGCCCGCTCCACATAAGGAGCGAACCGTGCTATTGCGAATTGGTAACGTCGAAGCGGAAATCCGAGTCGCGGCGGTGATGAGCACCCCGCGACTCGGCTTTACCGACAATTTCTTTTGCGTCTCGTCGGCGCTCGCGCCCCACGGCATCAGTCCAACAAAAGTGACTGGTGTGTTTTTCGGGCAGTGCCTGCAAAGGGCAATGGAACAGGTCATCGATAACCACGATGTGATCCTGACCATTGACTATGACACGATCTTCAATGCGAAGACGGTCGAAGCACTCCTGGCCTTGCTAATGCACTCGGGGTATGACGCCATCGCTCCGCTTCAAGTGAAGCGTGAAGCAAACGCTGTCATGTTTGCACTTCAAGGCATCGGGCCAGACGAGAAATCCAGCGTCGGAGGCGAGTTCTTCCACAAGGTCGTCCAGCCCGTCGAGACGGCTCACTTCGGCCTGACGTTCATGCGAACGTCGGCGCTTAAGAAGATGAAGAAGCCGTGGTTCCTCGCCAAGGCGAACGATGACGGCGAGTGGGGCGACGGGCACGTTGACGAGGACATCTTTTTCTGGAAGCAGTGGGCTGCCTGCGGCAACACGCTGGGCCTCGCCACGCACGTCAGCGTCGGTCACTCCGAGCTTATGGTCACATGGCCTTCTAGGAAGGACGCCACCGGCAAGGTTCAGCAGCACACCACTGACTACTGGATGAACGGCCAGAAGGCACCGGAAGAAGCGTGGGGGCAAGTGCATTGAAAATCCGCGTACTTCAGAACTTCGACTGCTATGAGAAAGGCCAAGTCTTCGAGGACTGGCCTGGGGGCATGTGCGATCTGCTCATTCGTCGCGGTCTGATCGAACAGGTCGAGACGGCAGAGGCCGTGCCAGAGACGATTGAGCGGGCTGATATGAGCGTCAAAACCAAGGCAAAGCAGAGGCGCTGATGGACACGATTGTCTTCGGAACACCGCAGAAGCCGACAGCGACGATTACGCCGTTTCGTAGTCTTCGCCGAATCACGCAGCCGGCCGTCGAGCCGGTGAGCTTGGCGTTCGCGAAGACGCACGTCCGCGTCGATACTGAGACGGACGATCTCTACATTCAGTCGTTGATCTCCGTCGCTCGCGAGTATGTCGAGGACATCCTTGATATCACGATCTGCACCACGGTCTGGGAGGTCAAGTATGACTTGTTTCCGATCTGGGCGATCATCCTGCCCAGGCTGCCCATGCAGGACAAGACGATCACGGTGACCTATCGCAGCGGCGATGGCACCTACAGCACCCTCTCAAGTGCGAACGCCGCGTTTCAGGTCGATGCCAGCGTCCTGCCTGGGCGAATCTACCCGCAGTGGGCGACGGCGTGGCCGGCGACTCGAGGCGACGAGAACTCGGTCACGGTGCGGTATACGGCGGGGTACGGCGACGACGGGCGAACCGCGCCAGCCGTGACCAAGCACCTTATCTGTCTCTTGGTCGGGCACTGGTATGACACTCGCCAGCCCGCGGTCAGCGGAGCGCCGCAGTCGGTGCCGCAGACGTTTGAGACGCTCCTGGCAGCCGCCAGCATGGGGGTATACCGATGACCATCCGCGCCCGCATCGACGTTGACGCCGTGTATCAGAACGTCTCCGACACCTCTCTGGCGATCGGCACTCTGGCCGAGCACTTGTCGCCGTCGCTGACAGTGGCTCAGACCATCATCGGCACCGCTGGCACGGCGGCCGTTCAGATTTCCGGCACAACCCCGCTCTCCACCCTGGTCGTGAAGAACACGGGAGCCAGCGTCCTGCGGTTGGCCGGCAGCGTCGATATCGCGGCTGGCCGGCTCGCAGTCCTGCCCGTAACGACGACGATCACGGTTTCGGCTCCCTCTGGTTCTGGCTCATATACCGCACTCTGGATGGGGTGAGCCGTGATCAACTCAGGAGCCATGCGTGAGCGGGTGACGATCCAGAAGCCGGTCGAGAACCAGAGTTCGTTCGGCGAGACGACGCTCTCCTGGGAGGACGAGGGGACGGTTTACGCCAGCGTCATGGGCGTTCGGGCCGCCGATTACTTCGCAGCCCAGCAGGCAGGCGTGCTCGTCACGCACCGCATCAGAATTCGCTTCTTCCCCGGCATCACCCACCAGCACCGGCTGCTCTGGCGTGGCCGGGTGATGGAGATCAGCAGCGTGCTCGAGCGCGAGGCCCGGTCTATGCACGAAATCCTGGCGAGGGAGGATGCGACATGATTACGCAAGGCGTCGGCGCACCTCGCGTTATGGACGGCCAGACGGGCAAGCAATTGACGAATGCGTTCGTCACCGTCAAGACGGCCGGCATCCGCGAGCTTGCGGAGAGGCTTGAGAGGATTGGTGCCAAGATGGGGGAGCCGAAGGCACTTGAAGAATGCGTTAAGAAGGCCGGCAGGCACATTGAGCAGGGATACAAGGCCAAGATCAACAACGTCACTGGCAACCTCAGTAAGTCGGTGCGGATTGAGACAAAGACCTACAACGCCGCCGCCGTAGCAATCATCGGCCCGTGGCAGACCGGAGCAGCCGGTGCCACGTCGAAGCAAGCATCTGGTAACGCGGCTTGGCTCCACGAATTTGGGAGTGACGCCAGAAAGCCTGGGACGAAGGGTCGCCGAACATACCTGAATGTGCATCAAATGATCAACGGGAAGATGAAGCGGCACTCGTCTGCGAACAATCAGCAATTCGCAAATATGGCGAAGGGCTACTACTTCTTGATGGGCAGTAAGTATGAGGCGACTCGGCAGGCGGGCATGGGCAAGGGTTATCCGCACGATTTCGGCGAAACAAACGGCAAGATGCACCCAGTCACGCTCCACCCCGGCGAGACATACGGCGCAATGCCTGCTCGGCACGCGATGGAGAAGACCATCGGCGAGCAGCAGGGGGCCGTGTTCAACACGCTGAAGACCGCCATCCAAAACACTTTAGACAGGCTTGAATCGTGATCATTTCCCCCGAGAAGCACGTTTTCCAGCGGCTCGTCACCACGCCTGCCGTGGCGAGGCTGGTCGGATTTCAGGTCTACCCAATTGCTGTTCCGAAGACCGCCACGCTCCCCTTTTGCGTCTACAAACGGAACAACATCACGCGAGAGGCGGCGTTGCTTGGGCCAATTTATCAGCCGGTCGTCAGCATCCAGATAGCCTCCTGGGCACTCTATTACGACGCCGCCCGCGAACTTGCTGATGAGGTGCGATTGGCTCTGGATGGCCGCACCGGCACGCTCTCGGGATGTACAATTAGTGATATACGGCTGGTTTCCGAGACGGATGACTATCTAGACCCAGCAGCCGTGGGAGCACAACTCCCGCCCGCATACGAAGTTCGACAACTATTTCAAATTCGGTGGCAAGAGGCCACTGAGTAAGACTTTAGCGCAAGGAGGCA